AAAACCTAATGCTTGTAGTTTTTTAACTTCATTTTCAGGCATTTTTACCACATTGGTGATACGAGGACAGGTTTCTAAATCAGTAGTGAAATAAGGAACAATAAGATCTTCGGGGGCTACAAATTTAGAAACTGCTCTACCTAGAGCCTCGTCATAGTATATTTTTTTAAATGCTGAACCAGCTAAAGGCAAATAAAACAACATTTGGTCTAACTCTTCATCAAACTCTTCCATCACATGAGTTATCTGATAGTTCATAAATTCTTTCACTCTTTGGGCTTGTTCTTCTACAGCAGAATCATATGCACCAATAATCTGAGTTTTTACAGGTCCACCAGATGGCAAGAGTTCTTTATAAGCTTGTGCTTGAAAAGTTGTCACTGCCTCACCAAGTAAAGGATGTATAACTCCAGAAGCACCTTCAAAAGGCTCAGATCTTTCGTCATCAAACTTCATACCTAAATATTTCAGACCATCAGTGTATGTTCGCTCCCAATCTTCTCTAGATGATTTATCTTTTTCAATGCCGTCAACAAGTTCATTAGCAATACGATTTAAGTCTTGTTCACTCATAGACTCAGCTAAATTTTCATCAAACCCTGTGTCTATTTGCTCTTGCATACTAGATTCTAAAATAGCACTACCATCGTCTTGCATTACAAAATCTTCTTCTCTTGCATCTTCAATAGCGGCTAAAGCTACTTCCATGCCTTCATCACCTAGTGGTATTTGGTTTTCTTCGTTAAGTACGGTTGGGTTGATGTCTTTTTCTATTGCCATTAATAATATACCCTTCTAACTGGTGCTTTTTCTTGATCTGAATAGTCATCGTCAAGCGATACTAAACCACCCTCTCTAAATCTCATTAGAGCTTGAGTCATAGTATCACATAAATCGTCATTTTTTCCAAAAGGAAAAGCTGCACACTCTTCAATCATTTCCTCTGCAAACTTACGTTGTGGTGCATAGACAAGATTAGATTCAAATATAGGTGCTACTGAGTGCATCCTAGTAGTTTTATCATGTCCTCTAGTAGGTGAATAATTCACTACAGGAATACCAAGTCTTCTAAGTTCGTGAGTAAGTGGCGTACCAGATGCTTTTGCTTCTATCAATGTCATATCTGGCTCCCAGTATTTGTATTCATTGTATGCAATACGTTTCAATTCAGGAAAGTCCCAACGACCTTTTTGAGCATCAAGCAAAATCAGACAATCAGGCGAATCTGGAGTTGGCTGAAACACACCCCAAGTAGATATTGCAGAATAGTCAGAGTTTTCTTTTTTTGAATAAGCGGTATCGTAGCTTTGTATTATGTAGCTTACTCCTGGTAATTCATCGTGTTCCCATATATTCCACCACTCACGTTTGATGATTGAACCCTCTTCAGATGTTGGGTTCTGCATCCATTGTGCGTTCCACTTTTGCACGGGCAAAGAGGCTTTGACCTTCTCTAACTCATCTAGTTGCCAAAACTCTGGCCATAGTGCATTGTTTGTGTCAGGGAATATGGCAGGAAACTCTACGATTTCCCACTGATCTGCAGCTTCTTCCTTCTGTGCATCGAGTAATTTTGCAGTTAGATCAATGGTGCTCCATCTTGTCATGACCAATATGATGGCACCACCAGGTTGCAAACGCTGTCTAGGTCCAGAAGTGTACCATTCGTAACAAGATTCAAGAGCACTAGGACTCAGAGCATCTTGTTCAGAGTGTGGATCATCTATGATAAGCAAGTCTGCACCACGACCTGTAATAGCACCACCGACACCTGCCGCGAAATATTCGCCACCTTTGTTGGTTTCCCATCTACCTGCTGACTTTGAATCAGCTTGCAGTTCTACTTTGTCAAAGATACGCTTATATTCATCAGTATCCATCATGTTTCTAACTTTACGACCAAACCTTACAGCTAGTTCGCCTGTGTGAGTAGTCTGCATAATCTTACGATTAGGCTGTTTACCCATGATCCAGGCAGGAAAATAGGTAGAACAAAACTCTGATTTGGTGTGTCTAGGGGGCATATTTACAATTAAACGGTTGATTTTGCCGTTTGCAACGTCTTCTAGCTTTTGTGCAAAGATTTTGTGATGTCGACCACAAATGAACTCTGGCCACATGTATTTAACATACTCTAAGAAGCTATCTTGACACTTTGCTTGGTTTTTCAGTAGTTCTAGGCGTTCTTTAAGAACTAAGGTTTCTTTTATTTCTTGATCAGATAGATGTGCTAGATTCATAACTCAGCTAACATTTTATCAATATCAACGGGTCCACCAAGCTTAAATGCGTTAATACCTTGCTCTTCAATGGCTTTTTTCACATCATCTGTAAACTTAAGATAGGTGCCGTCATATTCTGTCCCTGTTCCTGATATTTTAGTAGTCACGCCTTTTTTATTAGTAATACCAAGTTCATTTAATATTTTATCTATTTCTTTTTCCCCTCTTGCATATTTTTCTAAAATAATACTAGGAGAACCCTCTACATTTGCTTGTGCGTCACCTATGTGCACACCATCTGCTCCTGATTTGTACGCTTGTAATACGTTAAATCTTACAGGTAACTTCATCTCATTACTGGTAGATTTTTCAAAGTAAGGATCTATTTTAAACTTACCAGAAAAGTCCATTTTAGGTACTACAGCTTTCTTTAAAATCAGTGCACCGTTTTTTAAATCCACTAAAGCACTATCGTCTTTGTATAAATCTTTGAAGTAAGCTTGTGATAAAGCCTCTGGGTTGTTAGGCACATCAACATATTTTTGCTTTTTGCCTGTTTCATCAAGCATATAAAATATTTCTTCTGGTGTTTTATCTAATGATTCTTTATAAGATCTGCCAGTTATAGCTTCTATATCTTTTGGTTCTATAGTAAATTCGTTGACACCTAATTTTCTAACATCATTTGATGCGTTCATTCTAAGTACAGCACTTTGATCAAAAGTATCCATAGACCTAGAAGAAGCAAGTATGGGATTTATTTCATCAACAAATTTGTTGTATCTGAGTATCTTTTTAATTTTATCTGCTTCTGTTTTAGGGTTTACAAAATTACGTGAGTCACCTACTTCTCCCATAAAATCTGATTGCACTCTAAAAATATCTGCAAAAGTATCTGTATCTTGTACGTTAAGTTCTTTTAAACCTTTTTCTATAGTTTCAAATATTTCTGGAGATAGAGCGTACATCTTATCTTCAGGCAAATCTCCCGCCGCAAAATTGTCTTTTAATCCTTGCAGTCTAAGTTCAGGCTTAAAGGTGCCAACCCCATCAAATGCATATGCGTTGTTGCCCTTTACGCCGTCAGAGTAAACAAGATCTCTATAATGATCAGGTGTAGTTCTTTGTTCACCAGCACCACGGACAAAATATAGTTTTTGTTGTTGAGTACGTTTTACAGCTTCGTTTGCAAAAGTAGTGTCTGGTGCTTCTAATTTACCAGGTGGAGCACCTCTTACTTGTAAAGCATCTCTTTGTTGACGCTCCATGTAATTATCAAGGAATCCTTTAGATATTTTTTCTGAGCCTGCAGCCTCTTTTATGAGCTTGGGGTGTATTTGATTAAGTTCGTCTAAAACATTAAGAAGTCTTAATTCGCCAAGTGGTATTTCGTTATTAGGGTCAGTTAGTGTTTTTACCCAATCCTCTGGACTAAGTTCGTTTATGTCTGGATCAAGCTTTTTGTAATATCCATGCAAAAACTTTCTTGCTTTGGATTGCATAGGTAAAGATGGTTGTGTTGTTTGATATGCAAGTTCGTCTACAGGCTTAGTAACAAAAGGCAAAACCTCTGGTAATTCTACTTCAGGTAGATCCTTGGGTGCAGAAAGTTGTAACGGCTCTTCAACAGGGGGTTTATCGGTTTTCTTGGGAGCCTCTGCTACTTTCGTACCAGTTTTTGCTACAGCTTTTGCACCACGAAGGAATCGGAGCAAGGGTATCAAACTTATACCTGATAGAATTTGTAAACCTCTGTTACCTGCTGCACCTAGGTAATCTTTGTCTTGTACGTTGGTTTTAGCTCTACGACCAAACTCTGCAACTTCAAAGGCTGCAATAGCATCTCCAACACCAGGAGAAATACTAACAGCTATCTGGTCTACTATTGGTAGTTCTTCAAAGTCACGATAAGCTTCACGAATATTGCCTTTAGCTATCTTTGAGCTTAGATCTGAAAGTATTTCCTTTCTTGTAGCCATGTTTGGCTACTCAGATATAGAATCTAGTAGGCTAGATATAGCTTCTCTGTCTTGATTTGATATGGTTCTAGCACTTTGGCCCATAGCTCCAAGAGTGCCCATCATAGGTCCTATTTTACTAGATAAGTCTGTTAAAGGTCCTGATTGCATTATAAAAGGATCATTTTGAGCCTGAATACCTATTTTTTGCTGTTGTAACTGGTCAATTTGGTCTGCAACTTCCTGTGCTCTACCAAATTCTTGTGCATTTACAAGCATATTGTACGATTTCATAAGGTTTTCTATCTGTGCGTCAATAGAGAACATTTGGTTTTCTGGTGATCTATCTTCAAATCTAGGTCCACCGTCTGGCATACGAGCCATAATTTCTCCAATTCTTTTATCCTCAGACATACTTCTACCAGCCTCGCCTAACATTTCTCGCATATTCATCATATGCCAAACATCTCCCTAGCTTGTTGCAATTCTTCCATAGTTATACCAACTTCTTGCAAAAAAGCCTCTATCTGCTCATCTGTAGCACCCTGAG